TTACAGCATACGCCGCTGGTGCTGTTTTTCCGTGTGGACCCGCTTAACAATTTTATAGATCCACTGCAGTGTCAAATTGTACTTTTTGGCCAGCTCCGCATAATTACGCCCATCGCACTCGCTGTAAATCTGATAATCCCGTTCCGAGGCTCGACCAGAGATACCTTTGGGAAAATAAATGCTTTGCCCGCCCCAGTTGCGCATCATTCTGTCAGCAATTGCCTGACCGGCATTTTCGGCTGACGCGCTATCAATATTCATGCTTTCAATAAGCACCTGCGACGCATGAAACGCCAGATCGTTAATAATCTCCGGAAGCCGAACCATTTCTTTTGATTTCTGAATCATATTTTATCTCCATATCCAGCACCATGCCCCCCGTGACGGCACCAAAAAGGGAAGCGTAAAAAACGGTGCAATAACTACCTATCAATATATTAAAAATATATAAATATTTACTATCAACGACATTTAATTATAAATTAAAAGAATGTATATATCGCTTTCAATTTATAATATGTATTTATTTTATAGGTGAAGTAAGCCTTCACTGATGTCATCATTTTACACAATACTGTATGCATATACAGTTAATTTTTTGCATTTTTTTCTGCGTTCGATCAAAAAGATCACTTTCCTCACGATCGCGTGATTTTTTAAAGTGACTTTAAAAATCAATAAGATATTTTTAATGAAAAATTATTATGACGCAGCAATACCGCCATCGTAGCCTGCCACAGACACATACTGACTCTCCGCATGCAACCTCTACCCCCTGCCCCGAAAGCTTTATTTATTCGTTTATTTGTTGGCATTTGACACCATGCGCTAAACATTTTTTAAAGTTATTTATTAAAGCCCTTTTCGTTCTTCCGCTATGGGGAAAAGCGATACTTCTCTCTCAATTATCAGGAGATAGAGTATGCGAAAAATTATTGTTCCCCGACTTTCCGGCTGGCTGATTGCCTCCGTCGTACTGTTTGCGCTTATCGGCTGGACATCGTCAGCGCAAATTCCGGTCGTTATCTATAAACTCAGCCTGGTTTCGCTGTCGGCAGTCCCTGGGCTACTGGCTCGACCGCAGTCTTTTCCCCTGGGCGCGCCCCGACTCCTTTTGCCCCTGGGAAGAATCACTGTGCTGCGCCGCGGCGAATGATTCGTCGCGCGATCATCGTTGCGGCAATTTGCCTTGCCGTCGCGCTGGGGCTGTAACGATGCGTTATCAATACGTATGCCTGGTCTGCGCTATGTCTTTCTTATCTGCCGACGCTGCCGAACCGCCGCGCGCTTCTCTGCAATGGCGCAACGAAGTGATTCGTACCGCGCGCGAAATCTGGGGGCTTAACGCCCCTGTCGCGGATTTCGCCGGGCAATTGCACCAGGAATCTTGCTGGGCTCCCGACGCCAGTTCCCCGGCTGGCGCGCAGGGTATGGCGCAATTTATGCCTGCGACAGCAAAATGGGTGAGCCAGTTGTACCCGGAACTCCACGAAAACAAACCGTTTAATCCCGCCTGGGCAATACGCGCGTTGGTGCAGTATGACCGCCAGTTGTGGAAAAGCGTGTCAGCAAAAAATAGCTGCCAGCGAATGGCGTTTACTCTGAGCGCCTATAACGGCGGGCAAGGCTGGGTTAACAGAGATAAAAAGCTGGCCGCCGCAAAGGGGTTAGATGCGTCCATCTGGTTTGAACATGTAGAACGCGTTAACGCCGGGCGCAGCGCCGCAAACTGGCGCGAGAATCGTCACTATCCCAAAGCGATTTTATATCAACACGCTTCCCGTTATTTGCAATGGGGGCAGGCTAGCTGCATTCATTAATCAGAGGGAGTAATGAAACTCAGTATCGATTTTTGGGAAGTCATCTCCCTCTTACTTTCGTTTGTTGGACTCATGTTTGCTGCCGGTAAATTGCTGTTGGCGCAAATTGAAAAAAGGCTAAATGAACGTTTTGAAGCACTGGAAGCTGCCCGGCACGAATCAGAAATAGGCTGGTCCAGGCTGGAGAGAGAATTTCTGGAATTTCGCGCCGATTTACCGCTGCATTATGTCCGCCGCGAGGATTATCTTCGCGGCCAGGCCGTTCTGGAAGCAAAACTGGATGCGCTATATAGCAAAATAGAACTGATTCAACGAGGTAACCATTAAACAAATCCCCGTCGTTTATACGCCGGGGATTTTTTATTTGTTTTAACTTTTTTCTCTAAAGGAGATTAAAAGACGCCTGATGCCTGACACATCAAAATATGTCTGAACGATAACGAAGAGAGAATATTATCTCTCCCGGTAAATCAAGGAAAACCGTATATGGAAACATTATCTGTTGTACATACCGTGGCGAATAGACTACGTGAATTAAACCCTGATATGGATATACATATTTCATCAAACGATGCGAAAGTATATATCCCAACAGGACAGCAGGTAACGGTATTAATTCACTACTGCGGTTCGGTTTTTACCGCCCCAGAAAATACGAATGCCACGGTACAAAAACAACTAATCCGGATTTCCGCCACCGTTATTGTTCCGCAAATAAGTGACGCGATAAACGCGCTGGATCGTCTACGTCGTTCGTTGGGGGGGCATTGAACTTCCAGACTGCGATCGTCCGCTCTGGCTGGAAAGCGAAAAATATATCGGCGACGCCGCAAATTTCTGCCGTTACGCCCTTGGACATGACCGCCGGCACCCTGTTTATCGCGGAACAGGAAAGCAAGGATTTACCCCTGCTGACAATCGTTAATTATGAGGAAATTCAATGAAATATATCTACAGTGGCCCGGCAAGCGGCGTCACGCTCGCCGACGGTCAGGAAGTCTTACTGTGGCCAGACAGCGAAATCGAGCTACCGGAAGATAACGAGTGGGTAATCACCATGATTGCCCGCCGTCACCTGGTGCCAGTGGTTACGCAAGAAGTAGAAACTAATGAAGAGGAAATTGTCCATGGCAGCTAATTACCTGCACGGTGTAGAGACCATTGAGATCGAAACCGGCCCACGTCCGGTTAAGGCGGTTAAATCTGCGGTTATTGGTCTGATCGGCACCGCGCCATGCGGCCCGGTTAACCAGCCAACGCTGTGCCTTTCTGAAAGCGACGCGGCGCAGTTTGGCCCAGGTCTGGCGAATTTCACCATCCCGCAGGCGCTGAAGGCGATCTACGATCACGGCGCAGGGACGGTCGTGGTGATTAACGTGCTGAATCCGGCGGTACACAAAAGTACCATTCCCAGTGAAACCGTGAAGGTTGATGACAACGGTCAGATTCAACTCAAGCACGGGGCCGTGCAAACGATAAACATTGGCCGCAGCACGAACGCCGGAAACGCTTATATCAAAGGCACCGATTACACCATTGATATGCTGACCGGTAAAATCACCTGTATGGGAACCAACCTGAAACCCGGCGTTCAGGCCTATGTAAATTATACTTACGCGGACCCCACCAAAGTGACTGCTGCCGATATTATTGGCGCGGTAAACACGGCGGGTGACCGTACCGGCATGAAGCTGTTACAGGACACCTGGAACCAGTTTGGTTTTTACGCAAAGATCCTGATTGCGCCGGTCTTTTGTACGCAAAACTCGGTCGCCGTTAAGCTTATCGCTCAGGCAGAAGCGCTGGGAGCCATTACCTACATTGATGCGCCCATCGGCACGACTTTCCAGCAGGTTCTGGCAGGGCGCGGCCCGCAGGGGGCGATTAACTTCAATACCAGTTCCGATCGCGCGCGTCTGTGCTATCCGCACGTTAAAGTGTACGACAGCGCGACGGACAGCGAAGTCCTGGAGCCGCTCTCCTCCCGCGCCGCTGGCCTGCGTGCCAAAGTGGATCTGGAAAAAGGCTTCTGGTGGAGCAACTCAAACCAGGAAATTCAGGGCATTACCGGCGTAGAGCGCTCGCTGTCAGCGATGATCGACGATCCGCAAAGCGAGGTGAACCAACTGAACGAAAACGGCATCACCACCATTTTCAACAGCTATGGTTCCGGTTTGCGCCTGTGGGGCAACCGTACCGCCGCTTGGCCGACCGTCACCCATATGCGTAACTTTGAGAACGTGCGCCGTACCGGCGATGTAATCAACGAATCGATTCGTTATTTCAGTCAGCAGTATATGGATATGCCGATTAACCAGGCGCTGATCGACGCGCTGACCGAATCGGTGAACACCTGGGGCCGCAAACTGATCGCCGACGGCGCGCTGTTGGGCTTTGAATGCTGGTACGACCCGGCGCGTAACGAACAGACCGAACTGGCGGCTGGCCATCTGTTGCTGAGCTATAAGTTCACTCCGCCACCGCCGCTGGAACGTCTGACGTTTGAAACCGAAATTACCTCTGAATATTTAGTTTCTCTGGAGAGCAATCGCTAATGGCTGGAAAAATTCAAATTAACCGTATTACCAACGCCAATATTTATCTTGATGGTAATAATCTTTTAGGTCGCGCGAGTGAAATTAAACTGCCTGATATCAGCATGATTATGCAGGAGCATAAAGCGTTGGGGATGGTCGGTAAAATTGAGCTGCCTGCCGGTTTTGACAAACTGGAAGGTGAAATTAAATGGAACTCGTTTTACCACGACGTCATTCGTAAAACGGCAAACCCGTGGCAGGCGGTGGCATTGCAGTGCCGCTCCAGTATCGATTGTTATAACTCGCAGGGTAAAGCGGATCAGTTAGCGCTGGTGACGCATATAACCGTAATGTTTAAAAAGAACCCGCTGGGAACGTTTAAACAGAATGAAAACCCGGAATTCAGCAGCGCCTTCGGCTGCACTTATATTAAACAGGTGGTTGACGGTGAAACGATTCTTGAACTGGATTATCTGGCGAATATTTTCCGCGTAAATGGCGCGGATCAATTAAATTCCTACCGCAATAATATTGGCGGTTAATTACTTCGGGGCTACGGCCCCGAATTTAATACGACGAATAAGGACTACACCATGAACGAAAAATATACCCTGCAATTTCCGTTTACCTCCGCCGCCGGGGAACGTATCGACGTTCTGCAATTACGTCGCCTGAAGGTAAAAGATATGCGCGCCGCGCGACGCGCCAGCGATAAACCGGAAGAGTGGGATGAGCCGCTGATGGCGGCTATGACCGGGCTGGTAGCCGAAGATCTGGCGGAAATGGATCTGCTGGACTATCAGGCATTGCAGAAACGATTTCAGGCCATGCTTAGCATGGCTACAGAACCCACAGCAACTGTGGCAGGCAATGGCGCTGCTGGCGAGGTGGTTTCGCTTTCCGCCCAGTGAAATTGACGCGCTGTCGGTCGACGATTTCACCTGCTGGCTGGACGAAGCCAGTGCGCAAATTAAACACGAATACGACTCGCAGGCTTAATGCCTGCGGGTTTCCTGACCCAGGCCCGGTTCACTCCTTCCCTGTCCTTTTTCCGGCAAGCAGCCTGTTACCGGGCAACTTATACGAGACACTATTTTGGCCAACGACATTATTACTCAGCTTCAGGCGCGTAATGAGACGTTGACGCAGGCAATAGCCCGTTACGGCTCACTCAACGCCAGCACGCTGCACACGCTCAGCTTTGAGCAAACAAAAATCACCCGGCTTACGCAACAGCTCGCTAACTCTGCCCTTCGCCGGGAAGAGAACGATAAACAGCGCGCCGGATTGCTGGAAAAAACACAAACGTTCGCCGGACAACTCGGCAAGCTCCTGAACGTTGAGACTCCCGACTGGAAGCTGCCTTACGAATTTCAGGGCAACATGGTCGATATGGCGGCGAAAGGCGGCATGGATAACACCGCGCGGGACGCCCTGAGCCTGAATATCCGCGACTGGAGCCTCGATTTCAATCAGGATCAAAAAGATCTGCAAAGCGCCGCCGCCACGATGATCGAAGGCGGCGTCAGCGCATTGCAGGATCTTAGCCGCTACATGCCCGATATCGCCAAAGCCGCGACCGCCTCCCGCGACAGCGCGCAAAGCTGGGCGCAGGCGGCGCTCGCCACTCGCGACAAACTGAACATCGCCCCTGACGACTTCCGTTTTGCGCAAAATATGCTGTACAGCGTGGCAAAAAACGGCGGCGGCTCCGTTGCAGAGCAAACCCAGTGGATTAACGCCTTTGCCGGAAAAACCGGCGCTCAGGGGAAGGAAGGCATTGCGGAACTAACCGCAACGATGCAAATCGCCATGAAAAACGCCCCTGATGCAGGCGCGGCGGCAGCGAATTTCGACCATTTCCTGAAATCCGCCTTCTCGAAAGAGACGGACAGTTGGTTTGCCCGCCAGGGCGTGGATCTTCAGGGATCGCTGTTGGAACATCAGCAAAACGGGATCGGCGTGACGGAAGCGATGACCCACATCGTGCAGATGCAACTGGAGAAAATGAACCCGCAGATCCTCGACGCCTTCAGGCAGACCATGAAGATTGAGGATCTTTCCGCGCGCGGCGACGCGCTACAGGCCATGACGGAGAAATTTAACCTCGGCGCGATGTTCGGCGATGCGCAAACGCGGGATTTCCTCGCCCCGATGCTGGCGAATGCGGGCGAATATCGCCAGCTTAAAACATCGACAATGCAGGCGGCAGGGCAAAATCCCATCGCCGACGATTTCGCCGTAAGAACGGCCTCGCCGCAGGAGCAGACCAAAGCGCTACAGCTTTCGCTTAACGATCTGTGGCTAACCGTCGGTCTGGAACTGATGCCCGCCATCGGCGAACTGGCGCAAAGCGTCACGCCGCTGGTGCGGCAGTTCAGCGCCTGGCTGCGGGAAAACCCGGCGCTGGTGCAAGGGGTCGCCAAAGTAGTCGGCGTTATCTGGCTGTTCAACGGGGCGCTGAATATTCTCAGGCTGGGGGTAAACCTCATTGCGTCGCCGTTTATTCGCCTGATCGATATCTTCCTGAAGGTCAAAGCCGGTCTGGCGCTGGGCGGCGGCAGTAACGCGCTGTCGGTTCTGAAATCGTTCGGCAACGGCGCGAAAAGCCTGACGATGCTGCTGGGAAACGGCCTGGTAAAAGGTCTGAAACTGGTCGGCCAGACGTTCATCTGGCTGGGTCGGGCGCTGCTGATGAACCCAATTGGCCTGGTAATCACCGCTCTCGCTGGCGCTGCGTACTTAATTTATCGCTACTGGGAACCGATTTCCGGTTTCTTTGCCGGGATCTGGGAACGCATCAAAACCGCCTTTGACGGAGGCATTGCCGGCGTCACGCGTCTGATCCTCGACTGGTCGCCGCTGGGGCTATTTTACAGCGCATTCGCCAGCGTGCTGGACTGGTTTAGCATTGAACTCCCCGCCAGCTTCAGCGAATTTGGCGGCAATATTCTGGATAGCCTGATCAACGGCATTCTGAATGCGATCCCTTTCCTGAACGGGGCGATTGAGAAGATAAAAGCGCTGATCCCCGACTGGGCGAAAAGCGCGCTGGACATCAGCGCCGAAATGCCGTCTGTCGCCGCCGCCGTCCCCGGCATCGCCGGAACAATGGTCGCACAGCAGGCCAGCGCGCCGCTGGCATCGGGAGCGAAAGCGGTGACAACGCCGCTGGCGCCCACAGCCAAAACGATGGCCTCGCCGCAGCCTCTGAAGACGAAAAGCGCCGCCACGCCGCCGACGCCAGTCGCGCTTCCCGGCAAATCCGGCGGGAAACCTTACACGCTGCCCTCCCGCGCGCAAAGCAACGTGCAGGTGCACTTTTCCCCGCAGGTTACCGTACAGGGAAGCGGCGCGAATGCCGCCAAAGACGTCAACAACGTGCTGTCGCTGAGCAAACGCGAGCTGGAAAGAATGATTAACGATGTCATGGCGCAACAACGGCGCCGGGAGTACGCATAATGTATGCCGTATTAGGTGAAATAGAATTTGAAGTCGTCGCTTACTGGGATGAATTTGAAAGCACGATGGGCGTGGATTATGCCAGCCATGACCGTATTGAAGGGAAACCGGGCGTGCAGTTTATCGGCGATAAGCTGGACAAAATCACCCTGAAATTCAATTTTCATAGCCAGTATTGCCAGCCAACCACCGAACTGAACCGTCTGCGGGAAGCGATGACCGCGCACCAGGCGATGGCGCTGGTGTTTGGCAACGGCGATTATCGCGGCTGGTTCGTGATTACCGATCTGACCGCTACCCACCAGCACACCGATCCTTACGGTAACGTCATTGCCCAGGGCGGCAGCCTGTCGCTACAGGAGTATACCGGCGATCCGAAGAACCCGCTGCTGCCTCCGGCCATCACCACCCAGGAACCGAACATCGACGAGATGCTGGATGATTTTCCGCTGTTCAACGATTCCTGGTTCGATGAACTGCTGAGCGCCGTCGAAGACGGGATGCGTGAAGCCAAAGAGATGATGGACGAGGTGGCCGACGCCATCGATGACATCAAAAAAACGATCGCCCAGGCGAAAGAACTGGTGAAGGAAGCCAAAGCGCTGAAGGAGAAATGTAGCGATATCGTCGATTCGCTGAAAAAAACCATTAGCTCAATAGAGGCGCTATTCCAGCAGCCGCTGGATCTGCAAACGCTGGCTGGGCTGCCAAAAGCGCTGGCGGCGAAAATGCAGGAACTGATCGACAGCCTGCCGGGGATCCGCGAATGCGCCAGCGACGCCAGCACGCTTATCGAACACGCTGAATCGCTGTTTGACGCCATCACCAGCAGCGTCGCGGAAGCGACTTACGACAGCGCCGCGACGCTGGTCAATCAGGCGCGCGGCACGCTGCAAACAAGCGCCCCTGACGTGAGCCAGCTTGCCGCCGCCGATATTACGAGGAGTCTGTAATGCGCTACCTTGAACATGTCACCACCGACGGCGAACGCTGGGATAATCTCGCCTGGCGCTATTACGGCGATGCGCTGGCCTACGAACGCATCATCGCGGCCAATCCGCACGTCGCTATTATGCCGGTTTTGCCGTCAGGCGTGCGGCTGGTCATCCCGGTTATCAGTGTCACGCAAACGACCTCGGAGCTACCGCCATGGCTGAGATAACGGTATCCGGCGGAGTGTTCGCCACCCTGACGCCCATTTTTACCCTTTGGTACGGGCATAAAGAGATCACTTATGACATCGCGCCTTATGTCACCAGCATCAGCTACAGCGACAGCATTAAAAACGAGTCGGATGTCATTGCCATTGCGCTGGAAGATAGCGCCGGGCGCTGGATGAACGAATGGTATCCGGGAAAAGGCGACACGCTGGCGCTGCGCCTGGGCTACCAGGGCGAAGATCTGCTCGATTGCGGAACGTATATTATTGATAAAATTGATATCAGCGCGCCGCCTTCGACGGTCAATATCGACGGTATCGCCACCTCGGTCAGCAAAGCGCTACGCACCAAAAACAGCCAGGGCTTTGAGGAGACTACGCTTTCCGCCATCGCCAGTCGCATCGCGCAAAAGCATGGTTTAACGCTGGTGGGCAAGATTGCGCCGCTGACCATCGATCGGATTACGCAATATGCGGAAACCGACGTGGCGTTTCTCAAGCGGCTGGCAAGCGAATATGGCTACACCGTGAAGGTGACGGCGACGGAGCTTATCTTTTCGCATCTGCCGACGCTGCGCTGTCTGGCGCCGGTGAAGACGCTCGGGCGGACGGATATTTCGCACTACGCGTTCAAAGATACCATTAACCGGATCTATAAAAACGCCACCGTACAGCATCAAAACAGCAAGCAAAAAGAACTGGTTATCTACACCCATGACAGCCAGGAAAAAGCCCCGGCGCGCGGTGCGGCGACCAGCGCCGACACCCTGAAAATCAACAGTCGCGCCCCGGATACCGGCGCGGCGCAGGCCAAAGCCAATGCCGCGCTGGACAGCCACAACGAATACCAGCAAACCGGCACGCTCAGCATGATGGGCTGCCCGCAATTGACGGCGGGCAACAAGATTGAACTGAGCGATTTTGGCCTGCTTTCAGGGCAGTGGCTGATTGATAAATCCATGCACAAACTCACACGTCGCGGTTACACCACCGAAATCGACATTTCACGCGGACCAGCAACCAGCCAGTAAGGAGGCGATATGAAAGGAGTAACCCGCCAGACGGGCATTATCAGCGATATTGATGAGGCGGTCGTGCGCGTCAGAGTCACCCTGCCGGAGTGCGATAACCTGCGCAGCAACTGGCTTGCGGTGCTGCAACGCAACACGCAGGACAACAAGGATTACTGGCTGCCGGATATTGGCGAACAGGTGGAGGTTCTGCTCGACGACAACGGCGAAGACGGCGTGGTGCTGGGCGCAGTCTACTCCAGCGTGGATACCGCGCCGCTGGCCTCGCGCGACAAGCGCTACGTGCAGTTTTCCGACGGCGCGGCCTTTGAATATGACCGTGCGTTACACCAGCTCACCGTCAACGGCGGCATAGAAAAAATCGTCATTGAAGTGAAGGAACGTACGCAGCTTACTTCACCGCAAGTAGAGGTCAGGGCGCAGCACGTCACGGTGATATCAGAAACCGTAGACGTGGCGGCCACCTCCGTGGGCGTCAAAGCGGTAGATGTCAACGTGGAAGCGCCCCATACGGGCATTAAAGCGCTGAATGTCACCGTCGATGCGCCGCTCAGCACCTTTACCGGCGACGTTACCGTGATGAAAAAACTCACCTGGCTTGGCGGTATGGCAGGCAGCGGCGGCGTTGGAAACAGCGCGGTTATCACGGGCAACGTGAATGTCCTTGGCAACGTTAACGCCAGCGGTTCAGTGATGGACAGCGGCGGCAACTCCAACCACCACTCTCACTAACCCAACCCCGCCGTCACGGCGGGTTTTCTTTGTGTAATCTATTCGTTTCCTAAAGCACTTTAATATCGTTCCCCCCGCCAGGAGGCGAAAATAGCCTCATGAACACGAAAACACGACCCTCGACCCTGCACTGGCAACCTGCCTTGCAACGTCCTGAAGAATACGTCTGCGGGCTGGATGATATTCATCAGGCAATACACATCATTCTGCGCACGCCGCGCGGCAGCGATCCCCACAGGCCGCTTTTTGGCAGCAATCTGTGGCGCTATATCGATTACCCGATCGAGCGGGCTATTCCGCACGTTCTTCGGGAATCGGTGGAGGCGATTCGCATGTGGGAACCCCGCTGTCGGTTGCTGAAGGTAACGCCGACGATTGACGGCGAATATCTGACGCTGCGCGTGCAATGGCGCGCCGCAGACGGCGTAATCAACTCAACGGAGGTGTTATGGCGATAGCCGAACCCGATTTTATTGACCGCGATCCCGCGCAAATCACCAGCGAGATGATTGCGCAATACGAAGAAGCCAGCGGTAAAAAACTCTACCCGGCGCAGGCCGAGCGGCTGCTCATTGACCTGTTTGCTTATCGTGAAAACCTTGTCCGCATCGCCATCCAGGAGGCGGCGAAGCAAAACCTGGTCGCGTACTCCCGCGCGCCGATGCTGGATTATTTAGGCGAACTGGTTGGCGTTCACCGTCTGCCGGCTCAGGCGGCGAAAACCACGCTACAGTTTTCCGTTACTCAAGCGGCGAAAACCAACCTGTTGATTCCACAGGGAACCCGCGCCAGCGCATCGGATAGCGTGATGTTCGCCACCGACGAGGACGTTTGGTTGCCCGCAGGCAGCCTGAGCGTTGCGGTGACCTCGACCTGCGTGACGGCCGGTGAATCCGGCAACAACTGGCAGCCTGCGCAAATTAGCGCGCTGGTGGACCGGGTGGGCAATTACGATCTCAGCGTCACCAACCTGACCGCATCGACAGGCGGCTGCGGCGAAGAAAACGACGATGCGCTGCGCGAGCGTATTCAACTGGCACCGGAGAGTTTCAGCAACGCGGGCAGCTATGGCGCCTATCGTTTTCATACGCTCTCGGTCAGCCAGTCGATTATCGACGTGGCGGTGCTGGGGCCGGATGAAGGGCTGGCGGAAGGCTGCGTGGAGATCTATCCGCTGACCCTGAACGGCCTGCCGGGGCCGGAGCTTCTCGCCCAGATCGAACGGGAGGTGAGCAAGGAGAAAAAGCGCCCGTTAACCGACAAGGTGAGCGCTAAATGTTCTCCGAGCGTACCTTATCAGATCCGCGCCCGGTTGACGCTGTTTACCACCGCCGATCAGGAGACTACGCTTGCCGCCGCGCGTGAAGCGATGAACACATGGACGCGCTCGCGCCAGACCCAGCTGGGCCAGGACATTGTGCCAAACCAGATAATCAAAGTGCTACAGGTTGATGGCGTTTACGATGTCGCGCTGGATATGCCCGCAAAAAAAGTATTGCAGGCGCACGAATGGACGGAATGTACGGCTATTGACGTGACGATTGCCGGGGTCAGCGATGGATAAACTGCTTCTGCCGCCGCCGCTGGCCAGCGACGAACGTTTCTCGATTCTGGCGAACATTGCCGCCGAACGCTTTGCGCAAATCGACCTGACGGCGCTGCTGGTTTATCTGGTGGATATCGTCGATGCCTCCGCGCTGCCCTCGTTGGCAGGGCAGTTTCATGTACAGGGGCTTGAAGGCTGGTTATTTGCCGCCAATGAACAGGAGAAACGAGAGTTAATTAAGCAGGCGATTGAACTGCATAAATATAAAGGAACCCCCTGGGCCGTTCGCCGCGTACTGGAAATATTATCCCTGCCCGGCACGATTGCTGAATGGTTTGAATATGGCGGCAAGGCTTATTTCTTCAAGGTTGAAATTGAGCTAATCAACCAGGGCATGGATAAAAATCTTTTTGATAACCTGGTGGATCTTATTCATGAATATAAAAACGTGCGTTCAAAGCTGGAAGCGTTAATTGTCTGGATAATTAACCAAAGCGCCATTCCTGTTATTGGCAGCGCGCTTTACGGTGGAGAAATAACGACCGTCTTACCCTTCCAGGTTCTGGAAGTTCAACAAACTAAACCGATCTATTTCGGTACAGGGCAATGGAGCCTTGAAATTATATCTATTTACCCGGAGTAATTATGGATAATGAGTTTTATACCCTCCTGACCGACAGGGGAATGGCGAAAATCGCCAGTGCCCTTGCGGATAAGAAACAGATACATCTGCAAAAGATGGCGGTTGGCGACGGCGGCGGACAATATTATGAGCCCACCGCCAGCCAGACCAATTTACGCCACGAAGTCTGGCGCGGCGATATGAATACGCTGACCGTTGCGCCGAATAATCCCAACTGGCTGATTGCCGAGGTGGTGCTGCCGGAAGATATTGGCGGCTGGTACGTGCGCGAAGTGGGCGTATTTGATGCCGACGGCGAACTGATCGCCATCGGTAAATTCCCTGAGTCGTACAAGCCGCTGCTGCCGGGCGGCTGCGGCAAGCAGGTCTGTATCCGCCTGATTATGGAAGTCTCCAACACCACGGCGGTCACGCTGACCGTCGATCCGAGCATCGTGCTGGCGACGCGCGACTACGTGGATACCCGGCTGGACGAGCATGAACATTCGACAAATCACCCGGATGCGACATTAACGCAGAAAGGGTTTACGCAACTCAGTAACGCCACCGACAGCGATGACGAAACCAAAGCCGCCACGCCGAAGGCGGTGAAAGCGGCGATGGCGCAAGCGCGTAACCACACGCATACCTGGAACCAGATCGCCGACGTTCCCGACGGTACGCTGACGCAAAAAGGGATCGTGAAGCTTAATAACGCGACGGACAGCACCAGTACAACGGAAGCGGCAACGCCGAGCGCGGTAAAGGCGGCGATGGATAAGGCGAATGCAGCGGCTCCGGCCAGCCATACTCACGCCTGGAACCAGATTACCGACGTCCCGGACGGCACGCTGACGCAAAAAGGGATCGTGAAGCTTAATAACGCGACGGACAGCACCAGTACGACGGAGGCTGCAACGCCCAGTGCGGTAAAGGCGGCGATGGATAAGGCGAATGCGGCAGCTCCGGCCAGCCATACTCATACGCAGTTTTTTACCATAAATGGGACATTTACGGTTCCAGATGGAGTGACGACTCTATTTGTCGAAATAATGGGCGGTGGCGGCGGTGGGGCTGGCGGGTCTCAATCAATCAATTACGAGGCGCATGGCGGTCACGCTGGAGAACAAATTGTCAGTATTGTTAATGTAGTTCCAGGCCAACAATTTCCCGTAAAAATTGGAGCTGGTGGGAGTGGGGGGGCATTTTGGTCAAATCCCCCGACGACATCAGTAGGAACAGTGACTGATCAAACGACTCTCTATAGAAAGAGTTTTGATGGCGGTAGCTCCTCCTTCTCAGACATCACTGCGGCTGGGGGGATTGGAGGCGAAAGTATTTATCATACTAGAAATATTCAACCTTATATTAAATTTGTTGATCATCCTATGCCATATGCCTCGCACGAAATGGTTTTATATGCAGAATTATACTATGGACACAGCGGTGAAGACTCACTTTATGGAGCCGGAGGGAAACCAGGAACAGTTATAACCGAATCATTAGCGAATGGAGGATATAAAGCAAATATGACACCTCCTACATCAGCGACAGGCTATGGTGCAGGAGGGGCTGGCGGCTCATACCTTCCACCATTTCAATACCAAAATAGTGACTTAACAAATCTTGGAAATACCAGTGGCACAAATGGTTCCCCTGGTTTCGTAAAAATTTTATGGTAAATTAAAATGGCAAAATACGCATATTACGACCCACAATCATTTATTGTGCTGGACTGGATGGATACAGAACTCTACAATTATCCAGAAAGAAAATATTTGATTGAGGTTACTGAACAACAATGGCAAGAATACGCAAACATGAATAATCGAACCTGGGTCAATAGCGAAACATTATCATTTATCACTGCTCCACCACCAGGTAACTTTTATAAGCTAGAAAAAGATGAATGGGTATTTGATGAATCCCAAATGCTGGCCGTTCTTAGTAGTGTAAAAAAGGGAAAAATTCAGCAAATCAAAGCCCACCGTGATGATGTTACCGCCGATTATATCGTTATCGACGGCAACCATTTCCACAGCGATGCTAACAGCCGTATTCAGCAGATGTCACTCACCAGAATGGGTCAGGCAAAGCAGATTCCGGCAGGGTTAATGTGGCGGACCAAAAATAACGGTTTGATTGAACTGACCAACGACATCGCCGCGCAGTTTGAATCCGTCACCATGGATCACGACATGCGCCTGTTTGCCAACGCGCAGCGTCATATTGCGGCGGTAGAGGCGCTGGAGGATATCGAGGCTGTGCTCGACTACAACTATTCATCAGGCTGGCAGCCATGAGTCAAACCACCGTCTGGCTCGCTTGCTATAAGGGGCGATCGGAGTATCGCGGCATCGCCAGGTTTGCCGACTGGCTCACACGCAAAGTCACGCGCGGTATCTACTCTCACTGTGAACTGGCGGTGGCGCACGGCGGTAATGAATACTTCTGCTACTCCGCGTCATTTCGCGATCGCGGCGTGCGGGGAAAGATAATACCGTTACCGGACGATAAGTGGGATAAGCTACCATTAAAGGCCACGTTGCCGGAAGTGGAGGCCTTTTTCCGCAAACATAACGGCAAACGCTATGACTGGCAGGGCGCGCTCGGTATCGCGCTGTATAACCGGGAACGTAAGGATAAACTGTTTTGCAGCGAGTTCTGCGCTGAATTTCTCGGACTAAACGATAGCTGGCGCTACTCCCCCAGCCACCTTTATGCCTTAGTCAGTAGCTGGCAATACGATTGTTGA